AATTGTTGCAGCATTTAATTCGAGTAGATATTATTAAGAAACGTCAATCATTGGTAGACGACGTTCGTCGACCTATTCCAGTTTATGATCCAACAGTTTCGGTAGTCTGATGCGTGCAATCCATGTGGCCGATTATTATGACGACAGGGTTTACTTCCTCGTCGATAAAGAAGAGGATCATGACGGTGTCATTATTCGACCGGGTCAAGAACCTTTCTTCATGGATCTTTTCTCTTACATGATGAAAGTTTCCGGAGACAAGGGTTGGAAAGAAATCACCAACACTAAATTCCATGACTTCTTATGGTACGGACGAGACGGAGCACTCGAAAAGCGTTGGCATAGGGTGTTTCGGGAGCACAGCATTGAGCCACGCAAGGAACTCCTACTAAGTGTTTCTGTTGTTACGAATTTTCCCGAACATCAGAAGCGCAAGAAGGCCAGCGAGAAGCGCAGCAACCGGGCTTCGGAATTCAAGAGCCTTCTGGCGGCGGGTCTCCACGAGAAGGCACTCGGCCGGGGAATCGGCAGGGCTGGGCGGCGCCTTGCCCGGGGAGGCAAGTTCGACCCCACTCCCATTGACGCTGACTTGGACATGATCGTTCAGGAAGGCACTCCCTGGGAACGTCCAGCACTTCCGGGTGTGCCCGATTCGCCTCGACGAATGGCGCGTCGCGCTCGGCAACAGGGTCTTCAAAGCCGCAGAGACGATAGCGGTAGTGGCGTTGAGCGTGGATGGAAAACGCGTGACGGAAAAGGTTGGAGAGAATTCCATAAGGATCCAGATCGCTATGTCGATATCAGTCCCAAAGAAGCACGGCGGATATTGGAAGCCGAACACAGGGCGGTCGAGAAGGCGTACAGCGGTGGGGAGCCGATCCGTACCCGTGGCGAGTTGCAGGCAGCCCTCGTAAAAGCCCATCCCGGATTCGAGCCCGGAGAGGGATCAGATTTCGACGCCATGGGGTGGGCCTCTCTTGGGACCGGTCCCCTCGTCACACTCGAACAAAACAGAAACACCGAATTGGCTCCGATAGAAAGAGAAGTCGGTTATGCGCTCTTAGAACACTTGCGTCTCAACCCGAACCTTCAGGATGCAAACCTGCAAGTCCACAGTTTTAGATCCCGAGACGAACATGACCTTACACAGGTCAGCATGGACGCAGACGGATGGGCAATGTACACGCCTGGAACACTATTCGACTTTGATCAGAACGGCGAACTGATCATCAAAGAAGACGAAAAACCAACAATCGAAATCGCCTACAAGGGAGATACCCCTCTGGCCGAAAACGACCACAGGCGAAACCATCCGGATAGAAAGTCCCCTCTGGCTTCCCACATGAAAACCGGAAAACACTACTGGGACGCCACCCTGGACAGTCCCTTCAGCCCACGAGCAGACCCAAAACAATCCGCTAGCGGCGGCATGGACATGATGGCCAGACGCGTCTACATGAGTTTTATGGCCGAACTAGACGATCCACACATGGTGGATAGCGACCAGGGATGGGAACTCGACCCAACAGACAACTGGTACACCCCACATTCCATTGAAGGCGTTCAAGACCCCCGGCTGGGAGGACATGTAGGCAGACCCGTAGCAACCCGACGCAGCAGAAAAGTCAGAAAACAGCACGAAGAAGCAACGCGACACGCCTCAGCCAACGTCGCACACCACGAATTCTCTCACGCAGACCACTACATGGCAATGCGTAAAGATCTCATTGCGGCCATCAAGAAACACGTTGGCGAAGGCGGAACCACCATGGAGGGCCTGGAGCAATTCGTCAGGGAGCAACTGGTCTCCAACATGACCGACAGGCAGAAGAGGCGCGCCCTGGAAGCCGTTGTGTCGGAGCGCCTGGCCAACATATTTCCGAAGTATGTGGCACACGTCAATGCCATCAAAAGAGTGTCCCTCACAGGCATCGCTAAACCTGAATTCTTCTTGACCGATCCCAGCCCCGACCCCGCCGACCTACAGGGGATGCGAGACCGCAGTCGAGAATCTCTGGAAGGTCTTGTTGAACATTTCAAGCAACCGATCATGGGAGCAGATGGCGAACCAATTCTCATTACGGACGACATCGCCGATTTCCTCAACAGCCATCCGGTATTCACCAGTTCGAGCCTGGAAGGTCTTTCCGATCTTGATCCGGAAGACCTCTACCCGATGATCGATCGTGATGCTCGTCCGGGCGAGCCAGTGAGCGCCGGAGAGCCGCTAACACGCCAACACTTACTCAACGTATTCGGTTCTGAACATGCCTATATGGACAACCACGGCGACCCATGGGCCGGACTAGATACCGACGCGATGCCGCAAAGAACTCCGCTGTGGGCACTCATAATGTTCCACGGGTCACCCGGCAAGCGTGGACAATTCGGCGGCAGTTTTGTCCAACCCCTGTCCGGACGATCCCTGGTAACCGTTTCGCAACATCAACTACAGGGCGCCTCGCCCGCCGGCATAGGTACATTAAACAACTTCACTTATATGCCAGATGCGTTTGAAATAATGCTCGAGCACGGAACACCCGAAATAAATATGTTCGGCGTGATCGGTGACGACGCCGAAATGGAGAGGGCGGCAATCATTCCTGCACTCAGCCCTGAGGGCGTTCGTGTTCTCGTCGATGCCATGGCTCGGACGACAGGTCAAATCCCCCGCTCGTGGTTCACGCCGGCCTCGACAATCGACATGCGGGATGCAGGAAAGGCTCTGGCGGACATTCCACCCGATACAACACCCGAGTTAGGCAAGGGGCGTAACGTGCTGCCCTACTTGGATGAGGATCTACCAGCAGAAGAAGTGGGCGAGGCACTACAGGAACTCCTAGAACACTGGATGAAAAAAGTCATAAACACGGCAAGAAGTGCAACCCCTGGTGGCAATCAGAGAGAAATCAGACTCGACTACGTTGCTCAGTGGCTAGAAGTCGTTGGCAGATCGGCATTCCATTTCGACGATCTGAACGAAGCAGAGATTGATGGGATAATGGATCTGCTAGACGACATCGGTATTGAATCGACCCTGTCCGGGGGGCGCACGGTGAGTTGGGCTCCCTATATGGGATGGGTTGACCAAAGACCACAAATCGCTCCCGGGATGATGCCACTAATCAATGGAATGAGTGCTCGCCATCATGAGTTCTTTGCGGAACTCGGTGCAGCGCTTTCTTCGGGACTCACCATTAGGCCTCCCGTAGACTCCGTGCAACATACTGCATTGAAGAAAGTAACTGCGTGGCTAAGGCGCAACCAGCCATTCACCGCAAAGGTTAATATAGATACAAGCGGAAGAGCGTTCACTGACATTAGTAGAATTCACCTACCTCGTGACGACTACCTCCGCAGGGAAGAGTTGCTCCGACAGAGCCTTGAGATGGAACGACTGGCACGAAATACGACGAAGCAGGAACCACATGGCTGACGAACGGTGGCTCGCCAGGCGAAAGGAATTGTTTGGCGATGACATCATTGAGCAGAGCGATGAGGAAAGCGTTGATGAATTCATTGGACGCATACGGGAACTGGAGACAGGTAGTGACCCCCATCACGAGAAACGACGCACCCTCATAGAAGAGGCTACATTCGCTGTGGGCAATCCGACACTTAAACTTGACTTTAGAGATTCACAAGATGCTGCCCTATGGAATATGCGTCATTCACTCGGACTTACCCCAATGATTCGCAGATTAATAAGCGGGCGTAATGGAAACTGATAACGATTATCAGATCAAGGGACCGCAGGATATTCTGCTGGACCTCCCACAGGAACGTCTCACATCCATTACCCGTGGCCGTGGGCCTCGTCGTGGAAACCTGGAACGGCTCCTTCGTTACTGGCGGCCGATCATGAGAAAGGGCGGCGGGTTCACACGTTGCCGAGTCATCCTTGCCAATCACCCCGAGTTGTATCCGCTGGAAAGAATCTGCGCGTGGCTTCATCACGAGACCACCGGCAAATGGCCCAACGAAGGATGTCATCACCCGGGTATGAAGAACTGTAAGGGGAAACTTCGGAAGTTGGGATGGACGGACGAGGAGTGGGGAAAGCGGATGCGTAAACGCTTCAAGAAGCGCGTCAAAAAAGGAAAGAAGGATGCCTTCGGCGACGAATTTGTTTATGAAGAAGATTTCTTCTTCGGGGATTTCCTAGAGGTCAAAGATTCGCTGGGTGGTAGGAACTATAATCCAGTAGTAACCGATGCTGATTTTAAGCATGCTTCGGGCGTGCTTCGCGACTTCGTAGACATGGAATCCGACTTCGTTTCTTATCTCAGAGAATATGAGAATTGGGAATTAGAGGGAGAAGATGAAGTTGGCGGTTTGGTGAGTGTGAATTTCTCTCCTGGCGATTGCGGATGTGAGTAATGGAACTTAGTTACACCTACACGAAGGACGCATCTTGCTGCCCTGGTGAAGACGTAACCATCACCGTAAAACGAGTTATTGTTGCCGACCTCTCCAAGCCACGGCCCTCCGGATTCATCTGTGGTCATCGTGCCGACATCGAGTCGGTCATCAATTACAAAGCGTTGTCGAAGCGGAACGGAAACACTCGCCAATACAGCGTGAAGCGAGTTGGCCTGGTCGGCGCTCGCAGTCGGCTTGGACAATCCGTGCAGGCTGTTGGCTCCATGCTCACGCCCGGCAACATCAGCCGAGTCCGCAGTCCGGTGAGATCCAGACTTTATTCAGCACTAACTCCCGGCATGGGAGGTTTGCCAGGCCGTGGCATTCGTGGACGGGAGCGGTCCTACCGCTGCCCAGAGGGCTACCAGTTCGGGGGACGTTTTACCGACTCCCAACTTTCTACCTGTGGCCAGCAATTGTTTGACTTCCCCAGCATTCTTGGTGAAACCATCGCAGCCATCCGCCGCTCTCAGAGGGGGGTGGGGTCACAGGCGGTCAAGCCAGCAGCGTTGGGCCGTGGACGCGACATCGCGGATCAACGCGAGAGGCGTGATCCAAACAGGACCATTCCCCGAGTCGGCCCTGCCAACAGGCAACTCCAGAGACAAAAAGTTCAACAATTGATTCCCCAGATGGGTAAACCAGATATTCAAGCCCACCGCATGATTCGTCGAGACGGATTCGATCTGGAACCAGTTGTCACGCCAGCGGTACTGAGAACCATTCCCGACAGCAGGGACATGGAGGGTGCGACTTACCTGATGAACATTGCGCCAGAAGGAATTGGCGGAGAGGAACTTGGTCTACTGTCGAATACTGGTGTTACCAATCTGACCTATGTGCGGGATGACGGCACAAGCGTGTCGATAGCCAAGGTGAGAGAACTCACTGTCGGTGAACGAAGGAAACTCGGCCGCACGGTCAACGCCGCAATGAAGCGGGAGGCTGGAGACGACGAACTGTCTCGGCTCCAGTATGTTTCTGAGGAAACGGGTGATGGTATTCAGGTGACTGAAGGTGGCGCTGCTCGGGCACCTCGGCCAAGCGCCGCAGGGGTAACGGAACGCGCTCCAAGAGAAATACCAGACGCACCAGAGGCGCCCGAAGCACCAGAATCAGACAAGATCACCAGCGTTGACGAAGCGTTGGCCCATATCGCGCAGGGTGGCAACCTGTCAGATATTGCTCCTTCTATTCTCGAAGAGGTTTTGCGAGAGAAGAATGCTTTGGAGGTAACAAAGAAACTGGTTACAACTCCACAAAAACGGCAATACATTATTAGGAATTCAAAAAATAACTTCGAACATCTCCACGCTTCTTTTGCTTCCGAAGTACAACATCACCTGGGTCTTACTTCTCCAGATGTTGCGTTTGTCGGCAAAGGAGATAAGCGCCGCTACCTGCTACAGGATGCAGCCTCGACATTAGATGGTGCAACGGTGGATAGACGAAAAACGGTTAATAACGCATCCCCGCGAGAGATGACGGCTATGTTGATCGCAGATATTCTAACTGGAATCAACAAGAGGCTACCAACATCCCTTTCGACAGTTAGCAGCAAAGATAAAACGCGATTGGTTGCAGCAAACAATCCCTCAGATTTAGTTCCGTTAGATAAACTTGAGATCAGGAAGGCTGCGCAACAGCGGATAGAAGAGATGCGCTCCCTGCTGCCGGAAGGTATTTACGGCAAGTATTTCGACTCCCTTCAAGCAGAGCAGCAGAAACTCGTCCAGACACAGATGACCAGATTGATTCAACGTGCAGAAACATTTGACGCTAGTGCATTCCGTCAGAGCCTCAGTAGAAATGGTGAACTGTCTCCCGCCGAAAAGGCTCACCTTGCAATCATCGAAACCATTTTTGACACCCGGCTTGGCATCCTAAGGAACAGCCTTAAGCGCATCATCACTATGGTCGGAGGAGGACAGTGAAATACTACGCAGTAGTCACTGACACCATCCGTGATGAGCCATTCGGTCTTGTTGTCAGAAACGGTTCGGGTTCCGTTTGTTACGGATTCCACGCTGCAGGGTCTGAATGGGCCGACCTGTACAACGCCGGTGAAATCAAAACTCTCGAAGAGGGATTGCCGTCTGAGGTGGAACTGGGACATTTCGGACCCCTACACTTCGATGTCGAAGACATGCTGGAAAAATCTCCCGAAACAATCCCCACGCCCGAAATACTGACTCTCATTGAATCTGAGTGGCTACCCAACAACTCCACTGGGGTTGGACTTGCCCATGTCCCGTTAGTGGATGTTTCTAAGAAATCACGTCAACTTGCCCTCGACTACAAAGCACACGCCTTTTTGATTGATTCACGTCATTCTAGTTTGCTTCTAAAGGCTCGTCTATCTGGGAACAGCCTTGTCCCGGATGATTCCCATACCCGCAGGACGGCAAAGGAACTGCTCCAGACCAAGATTTTTATTCTGACCCAGCCCTATCGTCACGATGATGCGATCTCCGAAGAGGAGATGCGAACCAAAGCGTTGGGTCGCCAGATTGGCCGTGGGGCTCGTCGTGCCCGACGCATCGGAAGGGCGGCTGGTCGCAGTGCGGCTGGATTTGATCCCAATGCCAGAGACGCCGATCTCGACATGCTCGTTCAGGAGGGCACCGTCTATGAGCGTCCAGCGTTACCGGGAAAGCCGGATCTTCCCGGCGCTCCCCGAACCGCTCGCCGTACCCCTGCTGATCGTGACCGTTCGGCCAGGAGAATGCGACAGGGGCAGGGTCTCAGTTCCAGCCGATCCGATGCCTACTACCAGCCAGACGATGACCCAGAGTACGAAAAAGAGTACGAACGCCAGTGGGACCGTTTCCGTAGTGCAATGCAAGACTGGACGTTGGACGAGTTGACTGATGAACTTCCACAGGATGGTTGGAGCAAACTACAAGATTTCCAAGCCACCCTTGATGAAGATGAACTGGAGGCACAACTCGATAAGCCGATCAAAGATCTTCCCGAGGCATGGCAGAAAGCCATTAGGGACCTCTCTGAGGCTGCCTTCAATGGCGATCCTGACGCACTTATGGAGATGGACGGGTTGCGTCGTGGTCCCGGACCTCCTGATCCGTATGACGTACAGCAAGAACGACGGATGGAAGGTTTGGCCTCCCGGCGTGAAGGCCTGCGCTCCTTCCGTGAATTTGACCGCAGAGTACGCGAGTTCTCACCTAAAGAGCGTGAACGTGCCAGCCGAGAGGTTAGCGAGGAGTGGGAAAGAATAGTCCAAGCACTCATGTCCGATGATCCGACGATGCCCGAGCGGTGGCGTGGTCTGTCCAGGCAAGAGGCAATTGAAGAAGTCCGGCGCCTCGGGATGAATGATCGAGCAATGGGCTACAACGACCTATTTGGTCTCAGAGAAATCGTCGCAAAAAAACATAGATCGTCTTATGGCCTGCGCTCCCAGCGAGATCCCGGTATGAACATCAACATGGATTGGGACATTCGTGATCCTGATGACCGGAGGGACTGGCACGAATCAGAGATGGGTCCAGGTCGGGATGCGGTCGGCAAGATACAGACCGACAACGTCAACGTGGAGATTGTTTCCGAAGCAGATGTCATGGGCGAGGGTGAAGGCTTCATGGTGTCCGGCTATTACCGCGACATTGATGGGACTTTCGGCAATCAGGCTGAATGGTTTTATGACCTAGAGGTATTCGATACACCCGAAGAAGCAGCCGCATGGGTTGACTCTCTTGACAGGTCCATAGACGACGATGTCGGTTATGACGATTGGAATCCGCCCGAGCGCGGCCTGGCCTCCGTGCGCGGTTTCTCGAGTGCGGCCGAGATGGGCGATGCGGTGCAGCAAGCCAGACGGGGACCCGATCGGCGTGACCGGAGCACTCCCGATCCCATGTGGCAGGGACCAGACGGAGACCCCTACAGCAGGGAACAGCAGGAAGAAGTTTGGCAAGACCAAGTAAATGAGATCATGGATGCGCAAGGTCTGTCGGAAGAAGACGCAATTGAAGAACTTGCCGTCAACCCCCCCCAAGGCTTCCGTTCAGAGCGTGGAGGCCTGGCCTCCTTCCGCGAATTTGACCGCGCAGTACGCGAGAACGCACCTTATGACTCACCAGAGAGTCGTCGTCACAGACGAGAGACTAGCGAGGAGTGGAAAAGGCTAGTCGAATTCATCATGGACTAGCACCAGCAGCGGGCTGACCTCATGGCGCGACTCTACCCGGAGCAAAGCCCTGAAGATCACGCCCCATCGCAAAGAGTCCTGTCCAGGGAAGAGGCAATTGAAGAACTTCGAAGACGTGCCATGATCTCCCGGATCCTCCCCGGTGGCGGCGGCATAGCAGAACTTAGAAAAAGGACCTCAGAAAAATATAGATCGGACATGACGGCCCGCGCCCAGGCTGCAAGGGGCGGTAAGCCCCCTGCGCGCCAGTACCACGTTGCCGTACTGACTTCCGATGAAATTCTGGCACTCGAAAATGTCGTAGATGAGATTCGGGAACGGTGGGAGCGTGCACGCGCAACCGATGCGGGCAAGGACCTCGGTGGCGGTCATGTCATTATCCAGGAACTTGAAGACTCAACCTATGGAGCACTTGACGCGATACGGAAGCCGTTCTCGTTGCAGCCGGGCACCCGTACCGGAAAGGACCGCTACTACCAAAGCGGCAGGATGCAATTTGGCAACAGGAAGAGGGTCGACGACACCATTGACTTCTTGCAAGCGCTTAATGCCAGTCAAGACGAACCCTGGGACGATCTGTCTGACCTGATCGGCGTTTTGGAAGGCGTCCGCGACGGCGATAAGGGCAAATATGAATCACCAAACCTGTGGATTCGCGGCGGCCTGTCCTCCCGGCGGGACGACGACCTTCGTGAGATGACTCCCGAGGAAGAAGCAGAACTCGACCGTACAGGCAGAGTCGCGGGAGGCAGAGTCCAGCGGAGAATCCCTGGAGAAGAAGAACGTCGCAGACAGTACCGATACGGCTTTGGTTCTCGGCGCGATGGCGACCCAAGGGATCCAGATGACTGGAGAGAAATCGAAGAAGAACTCAGCAGGTTGAGGACACACCCTGGCGCTCCATCTGAGGAGAATCCGGGAGGGACACCAGAGTATTGGCGTCAGCCTTTGCCGGGTCGTGAGAACGACCCTGGTGGCCCTCAAACTCTTGGCGAGGAGAACATCGGATTTCGTCGAGACAGCCTCAAAGGACCCAGCAGGTCGAGGACACAAGAGTATTGGAATCAGCCTTTGCCGGGTCGTGAGAATGACCCTGGTGGCCCTCAAACTCTTGGCGAGGAGAACATCGGATTTCGTCGAGACGGCCTCCACTCCTCACGCGGCTCAAACGACCCATACGACCCACGCAATGATCCGCCTCCCATGGTTCGCCCGATGCGATCGGACGGAACTCCCGGGCCGGCCGAAGTCGATCCCGACTGGCTTGAACGCCACCCCGAAGGCGTCCAAGGCTGGCTAGATAAACACGACCCAGACGACGGACCAGAGTCCCGGTACGCACAAGATCCCGACAACTGGCGTGAAACCCAAGCGGAAATCCGCGACATGATGGATCAGCGGATCGAAGAGTCACTCAACCGAATGACAAACGAGATGCGTGCGGAAGAGTTCACGAGGGGCACCGAACTCGAAGATGCGGCCAGACAAGCCCTGGATGACATCGAGTGGGGTCGCGAAGCGGGATTCCACTCGTATATCGATCGGCATGCGGCCTTCACTGAATTCGGCGACGCCGTCCTTGCCGACCTCGATCCGGTCATGCGGGATCAGAAACTCAATGAAGCCATCTTCAATGACCGCATGACGCCAATGACCTTCGACGCGGTTGCCGATAAATACGACATGGATCGTGTCGAAATTCGGCGTCGTGAGCAGGAACACATGGACTTGCTGTCTGGTCAGGAAAGGTACGCCGCCCAACCGGATCTGAACCGGCGCATCTTTGAGGATCGCGTGGGCTTCCGTATGACCATTGAAGAAGTCGCTGCGAAATATGACATAGATCGGGCCGAAGTTCGGATGCGTGAGATCACTCACGCCCATGGTCGTTCAAGTCAAGAAAAGTTTCATACTCAACCAAACCTGAATCGGCGTATCGCTGAGTCTCGCATGCGTGGAATGTCTCTGGACGAAGTGGCTGAACGATTCAACATGGATCCGGAAGAGGTCCGGTTCCGTGAAGTCACTTATCTGGGCACATCACCAGAAATGCTCCAATATGCCGAAGACGCCGAGCGCGACCCGGGCGGCACTGGTGGATTCCGTTCGGTGCGGACACCAGAGCGGGCAGGGGAAACCCTCACGCAAAGACTAGAGAGACTCGATCGGCAGCGAACGGAGGGAGGGGGCGAAGCGAGAGAAGCGTTGGAAGCGCCAGTAGTAGACCAAGCCAAAGCCACTGCTCTCAATCGCCAAATCGACACGGTGCGCGATCAGAAGATCAAGCCTCTCTTTAAGCGAATCGCTGCGGCTCAAGAGGCAGGCGACGACAAGGCCATTCACAATCTTCGGAAGCAGGTTCGACCCCACCAGGAAGAAGAAGCAGAACTTCGTGAACAACTCGGCGAGGCAATGGGCAAGGGCCGTGTCAGCAAGTTTGGCTACCGTTCTAGTCGGACAACGGATGACTGGGATGCGGACTGGCAGGAAGCCCGCGAAGAGGCCGAAACTGAGATCACGGAACTTGCCGAGAAGATAGGGATAGAACGCGGCAAGAAGAAGCCCAACAAAAAGAAGATCAACGAACTCGCCCAGCAGCAGTTGGCTGTTATCGAAAAGGCCCGCGAACGCGGTCTACGGGCACCTACCGATGGGGCACCGTGGTCGGATCCTGACAGGAGTGCAGCGCGAAGAATAGCCAGTCAGCGCTTCTGGAGTCAGGGTGGAGAGATAACCGATACGGAACGACGCTCCATCGATCGTGGCGGATTGCAGTCACAACGTGAACCGTCTCGCGCCCGCACGCGTGCTGCGACAACGCAACGTGCTGCCCGTCCACTCGGTTTGGCCTCCAGACGCGGTGACGACGCCGACCAAAAAATGATGACTCTTCCAACCCTCTACCGTGAGGACAGTCCACGGCAAGCCGGCACGGCCGACGGAGAGATTTGGGATTCGCTCACTGATGACGCTGGGGTAATGCCCCCGGCGCATGCTAAAGCCATTGAGGACGCAGCCGACCAACTCGAAATAGAACTGATGTCTGGCCGGCCAAACATCTCTCCCAGGGCTAATAGTTTCGAAAGTGGTCTCGCTGGCGGAAATGCAAACCAACATATAACTTACGAAGAGTTGTTCGAAGTTGCCGTTAGAAAAGAGATGATCAGATCCGGGCATATTGGCAAGGATGATCCAACCCCGCCGGTAACCGAGTGGAGATTAGAGCAGATAGGTAGGGGCGAGAACACGGGTGTGCGGACCTTCGAACAGGCCTTCCAAGTCCAGTTGCTTGAAACCACCGGCACTGTTGGTCAGCGCATCACTACCAAGAGGAAACTGTTGGATTCTCTGCAGGTTCTTCAACAGATGCGCAGAAGTGGAAACTATGAGGCATTAGAACATCTCCACCCCGATGCCCGCAGACGGCTTCTGGATATCGCGCGATCCAAGGACCAGACCTTCCCCGAAAAAGTCAAGGGTGTTTCAAAAACTGGTGGCAAAAAGTCAACGATTTGGGGTGCCATCGCCGGCCACGACAGCATGGACGAGTACAAGAAGCACGTCAAACGCCGGAGTAGGAAATTCGGGCAAAAGTTGCCCGAGGGTGAAGAGAAGCCACCGATACGGGAGCGAATCGGAACAGCCATTCTGTCTCCCGGCGTGCCTGCTGCTTATATACGCAGGCAACAGTTGGCCGCCCAGCGGCGTGCAGCCCAAGCCGGAGGTGCCGGTACGGGGGGCGTTGGACCGGTGAAGCAGACCGTCACGCCTTGGAAGAAGAAACTAAGCCCGCTCGAACAACTGGAACTCAAGAGAGCCAAGAAGAAGGCGAAGAAACTCGGCAGGCTTAATCGCGATCAGCGGCTGGGCAGGATTCGCGAGAACCGGACCAGTGGAACCCGTGACGTTGACAAGCCGCTCGGTGGTGCCGCCGCCACAACATACTTCGCCGGCACCCCCGACGACCTGCAGCAATGGGAGAAAGTCGAAGGCGCTCTAGTCGTTGACAGCACCTTCATCGATCGACTGGCACGCCTCACCAGAGTCAGGCGCGGGACAGCAACTGGGAAGGACGCAGCGAAGAAACGGGTGAAAGGCAAGGAGGGGAGGGCGCGCCAAGACATTATTGACGCTTCCTGGTTCCACGCCGGACATAGTGGTCTCCCGGAAATGGTTGGTCCCGAAGAAATCCAAGACGTGGTATTCGAACCCGATCCGGACTATCCGGGAAGGTTCAAACTTCGTGAGGGATTCAAGCCCATATTGCGTGGCCTGGGTAGGGAAAAGGACGGCGATAAGAGGGAAGGCGATGTCTACTGGGAGCAGTGGGTGCGTCTCATTTCACGCTTCGTTGGCGGCGATATCGGCGGAGGGGCCGAGGTGCATGGTGCTGGGGAAAATAACGCAGAGCCGCCCGTCCGTGTACGTCTACCCAATGGTGAGTTATCGAAAGACCCAGTGTCGAAGGGATTCATGTTCGGCGGCTACGGGTCAGGAACCCTGTCATTTATTACGCCTGAAACCAGACTCGTTGGATGGGGCAAACTTGCCGAGATCAACGACGAAGCCGAATCGATCGTCGGGGTTCTTAGTGGAGCAGGGCTTATCGACACCGAGGCCCCCACTTCAATCAAGCACGATGGAGACAACTTTTCTGCTGCAGTTCGGGCAGCCCTTGACGCAGCAGAAAAGACTGGAGATGGACGCCTGCAGGTCAAAGGTCGAGCCGACCACCGGGAACCTCGAGACCCCAACAACCCATCAAAGATTTTGCCCACCGGTTCCGGTTTCGGTATCGGCGGTTCGACAGGCTCAACAAAGCCCATGGCAGCCAGTTGGAGGGATACGGAATTCGGATCGATAGTCGATCAGGTTCTAGATTTGCATGATTCCGGAGACCTTGATCCGACACAGTTGGAAGCGGCTTGGGACTTCTTAGGGAAACTGCCAGCATCGGTTCAAAGGTCAGGCTCCAGGGAAGACCATTTCCTTTTCGATACTCTGCCGTTCTACGGATACGATGCAGTTCAGCGGCATGGCGGCGTGATCAGCCTTTCTAACCGAGCCTCGGTGATGGTGCTAGACCATCCGGTTACGGGTGAAGAAGTCACTGAGATAATTGAGACGTTGGCCAAAGAGGGGAAACTGGATCAGGCTCGCCTCAGAGAACTAATTCCAGCGTATGGAGATTTCCACTAATGGGATACAAACTAGGTAGTTCCCCTGAAGAGAGAGAAGCGCACGCCGCTCGTATGGGCGAACTCGCCGAAACCCATCAGGAACTGTCACTTCTGGTCGACTACCCACCCTTCTCCATCAATCCGAAAGAACAAAACAACTTCGTTGAAGACTTCACCCTCGGCATCGACGAAGACGAAGACGACCCATTCGCTGAAGTGATGCAAAAGTGGGCCGAAGAGATCGAAGAGGCTCGCATGTATCAGAAGCGATACCCGGACGATTCAGAGGCTGCTACACAGGCTGCTGCCAAAATCCAAGGCGACTAGTCGCGATGGCGACGAGTACCGATCTGGTGGCATCTAGGGCAGCCGCCCTACGCCTCGCCCAGCAAATGGGCTGCTCTGGCGCGCACCAACACCCCGACGGGAAGTGGATGCCGTGCGCAACCATGGAGGAATACGAGGAACTTGTCAAAAAAGACAAGAAAAACACCGTTCGGGTTGTTGAACAGCGTCGCCGATACCGCAATTCCAAGGGAAAAAACAAACGAGACTGGGAACCTCTCGCTGAACGGGGCGTAACTTCCATCGACACGATCGCAGGTGGCGGTCTTATCGGCGGTTCAGTCAAGGCTGCACCTTGGGCTCCGGACGAGGAAGACCCGGATGTGTTCACAACTCCCCGGTTGGCTCGTCGGCGAGCCCGTCAGTTGGGATGCATCGGTGTTTCTAGGCGTGTGTCCCGCAGCGGGAACATTGTTTGGACGCCATGCAGCAACATGACGGATTATGCAAAGCGCACTGGATCAACGGCGTTCGGTCGTAATTTCCAGCGTCGTCGGGCACGGCGCACGTTGGAGCGCGCAGTTGCCCGTGAAGTCCGCCGGCAGTTGCGTCGGAAAAAGTCGTTGATGGAGACGCTGTATGAGGGGAAGGCTCTCGGCAGGAAACTCAACCGTGCTCGTGTCGCCGCAACAACCCCCTTCAATCGAGATGCACGGGACGCCGACATGGACATGCTGGTTCAGGAGGGAACCGTATGGGAGCGCCCGGCTACTCCACGAGTCCCGGATCTGCCACGAGTCCCAGGTCTGCGTTCCCGACGAAGCACTGGCCGACGGCATACAGAACGACGGATTGCGCCACGAATCGATCCTGCGCAGATTCCGAAGAATGTTCCTGGAGACGAGAATTTCTGGGATAACCATCGTCTCATGGAACGCTTGACTGAACTAGCGGGTTATGCGCAGATGCAGAAGTTGCGTCGTGCAAATCCGGATGAGAAATTGTATCGGTTGGCCAGGCAGGTCGAACCCCTACTGGGAATTGATCCCGTTACGGGCAGCAGGGTGGGCGAGCGCGGCGTCCCTGATGGGGACTTCGAAGTCCGCCCCATCCACCGCTATGACGGCGCAAGGCGTTTCCGTTGGGGTAACAATTCTGAAATTCCTACCGAAATGGAACATTTGCCGAACGAGGTTCTTGATCGGATTTCGAGAGATGCTTTGGCGGAATTTGATCGTCGTCAAGAAACCGAACGGCTGCGTCTCCTGGAGCGTGGCGAAGAATTCGAGCCCGAATGGTACGTCCGAGGCCTTGCTTCTCGCCGATCCGAGGGTCTTACTGCAGGTCCTGTAGGTCCAACGGAACAGGAGCGAAGTGGCCGGCGGCGTGCGGAACGAGGGGCGGATCGGGCACAGCGACGACGCGATATAAGAGATCGGCATGAGTTCGAAATGGACATGGCGGACCCGCGTGTCAATCCTCGGGTGACTGAGACAGAGATCGACGAGATGGCCGAGTATTACGAGTTCGCCGAGGCGACCGGCGGATTCCAATCGGTACGAGGCTTCAAACTCACTCCCGAAGAAGACCGCGATCTGTCGGATACGGAGAAGGCCGCGAAATACCGTAAAGCAACCTTGGATGCTGTTGGTGAAGAGCATCGCGGCAAGCCTGTACAGCGAGTTCATTGGGTTTATGGCGCACCGGGATCAGGGAAAACTGCAAGAACCAGCCTGGGACACCTTCTAGTTCCGGACGCGAGTGAAGCCGCTCATACCAATCCGGACGATTACAAGAGATTTCATAAACGATGGAACTTCGGCGAGGGCTCTGGAGAGTCGCACCAGTTCTCCAGAAGAGAGTCGGAACGGACCTTGAGCGAAGCCCTAGATAAGGGTATGGACGTTGTTGTTCAGGGAACCGGCAAGGACGGGCGTCTGATGAACACCGCGCTTTTCCCGGATAGTGATTACAGAAAGGGTCGAAGAGGCGACACGGCTTCAGTAATGCACTATCTTCACGTTCCCGACGATGAACGTTCCCGCAGAATCGCTGATCGTCGCACCAACCAGAGGCGCAGGTATGGGGCCGAACCCGAAGATGCCATGAATGTTCTTGATCAGGTCGTGAAGTATATCGAAGAAGGTCGTGTAGATGAAGCCCATATATACGACAACAGTGGATCCATAGACGAAACACCCCCTCTGGTGGCTACTTTCAAGGATGGGAACCTTGTTATATACGATGAAGACAAGTTCAATGAAATCTTCGATCCTAAAGACCCCGACGGACGACCGACAGTATTCCGAGGGAGGGTCGCCGACCGACCGCAGGTGACTGCTTATTCTAAAAGTGACGATCCCCGTAGGGGCAAAACGTATGCCGAGAGGCTCAGGGAAGAAGGCGAGAATCCTGGGGGCTTCAGGAAATGGGACGAAGCGCGACGAGAGAAAGCCATTCGAGAGCGCAAACAACTTGAAGTCGGAAGAGCATCTGGTGATACGGCTTCCTATCGAGGAATGCACACCGCCCCCACCAAGAGCGAGGAGGGTGGCGACACTCTCGACAACCTGACGAACATGCTCCCCCTTCGGGAAGGGGAAAGCAACAGGATCAGGGTTCGCGTCTACGGCTCGAGCGGTAGCGACCCCGAATACAGAAGAGCAAACGACGAAATGGAGGCAGTGTTTGACGCTGTCACAGGTAAACCCGATGAGATGATCACGGTCTACAGGGCGCTCCCCTCCAGCAGGGACGCCTCTGAGAACGACCAAATAAATCCCGGCGACTGGGTTTCACCCTCCCCGACGTATGCCGCGATTCACGGTGAAGGGCCGCTGCGTGGGGAATACGACATCGTTGAGGCGCGGGTCCGGGCCGGTGACCTGGTTTCCGAAGGCAACTCCCTGTACGAGTTCGGCTGGGACCCGGAGCCAGACCCGGTACGTCTTTCCTACTACACCGCCCTAGATGGTTTAACGGAAGAGGAGGCTGAGGCTGTTGTTGATCTCCTAGGACGGGGTTTCCGCTCTCGCAGGGACCTCGACGTTCTCAACTCAAAGGACTCCCAGAGCATAGAGAGGCGCGGCGGGAAGACCACTTCGAAGACCCTGAAAAAGGGCAACGACGACTACGACAGAATGGTGAAGGTTGGGTATGTCTTTGAACCGATCACCGGCGCCAGAGGACATTCGGGAGGCGTATTTCCTCCAGACCGGGTATTGGGTTCGATCAGGGGATGGGCTCTCGAACAGGGTCTCCGAGGAGCGGGCCTGGAACCGCATCCTCGCACCCCCCTCGACGGCACAGTCTTGCCTCCCTTCATGCCGGAAGAAGTTGTCGAAAAGGTTATTGAGAAAATTTACAGGAATCACTATGACCAGATTGGAGACCAACACAAGATAAAGCGAGAGGGATTTGACAGTTTCGTAAAGGAACTCGAAGCCCGCCAGTTGCAAAGAACTGTGGAGGCAGGAGAGGACACCATCGATTGGGATGCCATGGTCCCGTTGAAGCCTGACGACATCGTCCTGATCAACGATGAACACTGGGAAGCCATTACTGAGGTACTAAAAGATTATGGCATAACCCCTGATCTCGATTACATGCAGGAATATGGCCAACGCAACAACAATCCTTCTGCTGTTAAGGCCGGCGGCAAAGATGACGCCCATCATGGCACTCTGAGGTGGCTGCGCGGACACCTCGTAGGTCCTCCGGGCGGTGTTTTCCGTGACGAGAGAGATGCTGACAATAAGCCCATACGAACAGTGATCGACACCAAGATCATCGATGAAGACATGAAACGCATTGCAGACGGCGAGCCAGGCTGGCTCGGAGCCGTCCCGCCGTCCAGTCAGACTAAAGGGGCACGCCTGAACGACTACACCAAATCGGGATACGAACGAAACAGGGACGACCCCCGAGGACCACGGATGCTTTACTCCTTCGGCCAAGGAGATGTGGACGGCGTGGAGCACTGGGCTGGTCGGGTTCTACAAACAGATCAACAGAAGAAACTGAATGCGATTCTGGAAGACCTGGTTGTCCTGGCTGAGATGTTTGATGAAGCCGGCATGAGCAGCCCTGCAACTCAGGACCTCCTCGACAGGATCACAGGTGAAACGAAAAAGGCACTCAATCAGTCGCACGAAGGCCCTCTCTCTGAAGAGCGGATAAAGCAAATCGACGACGCCGTGGCCGAGGCGCTGGCGGCCACCTACCAGGACGATGACAGCGGCGGTGGCGGCGGTAGCGGCGGCCTCGCGAGTCGGCGAGATGACGACGGTGAAAGCCTCCAAGATGCTTATCGCCGCCACCTGAAAGCCAAAGGAATTCAGACCGACGGTGAGCGGGCATTCGAAGAACAGTACGGGTACGAACTGCGCTCCGGCGACGGTGATTGTTATTCCGCCGCGTATCGCGCTGCTACAGAACTTGTAGAAAAGGGCGTGGACGCAGACGGCGATCCTGTAACCAATGTCCGGGTTGTTGTCGGCTCACCAGTATTCCCAAAGGTGGGGGAGCGATCCGGGCACGCCTGGGTTGAGTACGACGCAGTCAAACCTCCTCCTCCGTTGATGAGTTCAGCCGATCGGGACCATGCCAAAGAGCAAATCCTTGCGTTGGTCGAAGACATGGATCTGCCGCCTGGACGGAAACAGGAAACAATCGACTCCTTCCTGGATGCAATCGATAGGGCAAACGAAGCCAACGCTGCAGCGCCAGTGCGTGACGTAACCATGGTTCGCGATTACGCCAGTGTTAGAGACGGCGACGATATTTTGGAGTTCGACGACATGGATCGCGGACGACTTGAGGCGTTGAAACCCGACATGGCCCGGGACGTGTACTACAGGGCGGGCGAAATGGAAGAGGTGGATATCGCCGGACGCTTCTCTCCTGCCGAGTACGAGGAAACGCAGGTGGGCTTGTTCGGTAGCGACTTTTACGATGGCGACGCCACGTTCCTTACACGGGAGCAGGTCGACCAGCATCTGGAAGACATGGGGATCGATGGGGGGCTTGAGTCCAAGAGAACCGACGACGCAGATGCAGAGGATGCGCGACTCCACGATGAAGCGATAGAGCAGTTGCGTGAGATATTCGTCGAAGCGGGAAGTGAGCAGGGATGGCAGACCCTGGATGACCTTGCTTACGAGATGCGCCGTTCACCTCGTGGAATGATGATGGGAGGGCGCAGCAGGCCAATCAATCCCGAGAACCTGGAAGCCATACGAGAACTCGTCGAGGAACGAGACCCCGAATTCATGGGAGACCTCGTTGAAAGCCAGCGGATTAGAGAAACTAACGAGGGATACAGGCGGCTAACAGAATCTGGTCTTGATTCTGGCGTGGGAGTTCATGACCGGGAAACCACAACCAGTGTTCGCGGCTTGTTCGATGGACATGTCAAAGACGGTGATCCCATCATCTTGTACCACGGCGGCCCTGTTGATCTGACCGGGGACGTTGATTATGAAGTCAGCCGTAACGACTCGGGCCAGTGGGGACCGGGTATCTACACGACTGCCAGTGCGTTCCCGGCAATCAAAGGATGGGCTAATCCTTGGCAACGCAATGCCGAGGGCGGATACGACACCGTCGATCCCGGATATTTGCATACAACAAGGTGGAAGGGCGAAAACCCGCCTCGGATATTGGACGTTATGGATCCAATCCCAGACGATGTCCTCGATGAAGTTGTGCTCCCCACCATCGACATACTGGGGAAAGAGGTCGCAGATGCCATGACCGCCAGAGCAACCAAGCCTCGGGTTCGCTCTGACGGGAGTTTTACAGGCGGAGGCTGGAAACCGGAGTATGCCTGGGTTGCGGAAGAACTGGACGAACTTCGTGAAGATATCGAGCGCAAGCGCGATGGTCTTTCTGGTGGCAGGGATGCTTTGACTGGCAGCGAGACTCTGTTGCAACTGCAAACATTCCTGCAAACAAATGAAGTAGGAAGAGAGCATGGGGGAGAAGGATGGAATGACGATGGATTCATTCCTTCAGACCGGGTAAAAGCCATTCGCGACCAGATGAATGCTGCCATCAAAGATCTTGGCTATGACGTAATCAAGTCACACGAGGTGGGCATCCGGGAGATGACTCGTACCGACTACATGTTCTTGGATCCGGACATGGTTGAGTTCGTAGATGTTGCAACAACTCATAGTTTGGGCGGTTTCGGCAATGCATCCATAGGTGAGATGGCCGCAACTGTTCGGAAACGCGCCACAGCCAGAAGGGAAGCAGACGGGGGAGGTCTTGCGAGTAGACGAGCGGACGAAGAAGAATTCATCCCCGGTCGTGACCGGATGGAGGGGGAGATGAACGCGGACCCAGACGGTCTGCTCTCCAGGCGAAACGCAGGCCGTCTTCGTCCAAAGGAAGAGTTGGCTGCCTTGCGGGAGGGCCGCTACCATCCCCAGATTGGGTTTCCGGATCCGGTCACACCACCCGAATCTCGACAGCCCCTTTGGGACGTGCGAGGGAAACTGGCTGCGTCACACCTTACAGACGTAGATCTTATGGAACTCGAAACATATCATTCCCTACTCGGCAAATATCTAGAACGCAGGCAGACCGTAAGTGACACCTATCAGCGTCTTTGGAAGGAAAACGACATAGAGGTATCCGGATATCCCACTTGGGTAACCGACCGGCTCTACCATCGACCACTAGACACTCCTACCAAGACGACACTCCCGGTAAGGTATGCGCGACCCGGGACAGTAGACCCCGACCCCGACAGCCGCATCGCCCATGCCGAGAAGATGCAAGCAGCCCTCGTAGATGAATTCTTTGCTCGACATCTCGGTGAGGATTGGCGAGATACCAATCCGGATACGCGACTAATGTCAGACGGTACCAGGGGGAAGTTTGGCAAGACTGCAATCACATTCGCCAGCACAGGCCTGAATTATTCGGAAACACTAGAGTTATTCGAACAAGCCGAATTGCTTGCCACTCACCACGATACTTTCAAGAAACACTGGCAGAAGAATTTTGACGCTATGAAAGAATACGCTAAAACCTCTATCGCTGTACGGCAAGTTGGAAGAGCCCACGCCCGCAGCGCGGCTGATGCTGGGGAAGAAGCAGAGTTTGATCTTGGCGTTACCCTCTACATGCCAGGGAATGACAATTTCCGTGGGGCTGTTTCGACTGACCACATAGCAATGGTTAACATGCTCGAAGATATGTTGTTAGTCTCCGGCCACGGGCCACTGTCCGAAAGTCAAGTGGAGTTACTTGGAAACGCCTCGGAGATAGTACTCCTTGAGCATCAAAAATACACTGAGACCAATACTCTCACTATGGACAGAGTCGGAGATAAGACCGTCCCGTATGAGTCGCTCGATACACTCCACGAAGAGTGGCATAAATACGATGAGGATGCGGTAGTAGTTACCGTCCCTATGCAGATGAGACGGAAGGTGAAACGTGCAGGGATTGCACATATCGCTAATCATCTCACTCCAGAAGAAAACGATGCAATCGATGCGGCTTTTGGTACAGCCGGAGCAGGAGATTCTGACGCCTTCGCTGCAGGCAATGTTTCCTTTTTGCTTCAAGCCATACACGACACATGGGCACATCAATCCGCCGGTTACGCATCGAAATCCCTAATACTCCAACAGGTGATGGCTAGGAACCTGGGATGGGACGACCAGAAAATCGCCGATGACCTGTTCCATGGCGTTGACACCTCGGGCGTCTTCGGCCACAAGGACATGGACGTGCTGGCACCGTCAATGGCCAGGGGTGGCATAACCTACTCTGAAATTAAAGAGCGGGCAGCGGCAGTTATTGAAAGCCTTGGCGATTCGATGTTAACGAATGTGGATGACCGCTCTGGCCGGATCCATATACGTCGAGACTCAGCAACAGGGAATTGGATAGCGCAGGATACAACCACCGGGGAAACCTGGGAGGCGCCGGACCTCGAGCAAATCGAGAGGATCACGGGCCTCACCCCGGCGGTCGAGGATGTTGCCAGGGACGAAGGGATCAGTCTGGAAGAAGCACAAGAGATCGTCAACAACGCCGCTGGGCCACTCCGCCCGACCGTGAAATCGTTTACGCTCGGTCTTACTTTCCGCGAATCAGCGGAGCCCTTTGAACAACTCGATCGCCGAATCGGGTTGGTGTTAGACGACCTCGACGCAGACAGTGTCGCGGAAGAGGTGCGACTCGGAAGGGAATTGGTGGGACTTCGACGTGGGTCGGGGGCTTCGCTCACACCCGCCGAGCGACGCCGCCGTCGGGCTGAGAAACCTGAGGACCCGGAGGACCCAGGCCCATCCGCTCCAGGCTGGCATTCGGCGGTGACTATGCCTCCTCACCCGGATGACGTAAAAAACCCCAGAGAGATTCTGTGGACCCTGAAGGATCTGCTGCCATACACGGAAGACAGATTGAAGCCAGGGGCTACCATGGCAGAAGCCAGGCGAATAAAAAAGGCATATGAGCGAGTCAGAGCCCACAGGGCCGCACGCGACAATGCACGCCACATGGTTACAGCCCTCGTTTACGAACATTACGTTGGAGATGCGTTTAAGGCTGCGCTCGCTGCGGAACAACGAACCACCGCAGCACGGTTAAAGGAAATGGGAGTAGAAACAATACCCCTGTACCGGGGATTTATTCTCGGGAAAGATGACGCAGACTCTCTATTGAGTGCGTTGGGGGACACGGGGGCACTTTACGACGATTACATGATGCCATTGACTGCATGGTCGACTTCAAAAGAGACCGCTAAAACGTTCGGCACTCTTCACCAGGGTGCAAACGAACCCGACCTAACGGGATTTGTTGTCAGGTCTGATGTTTCTGTCGATGATATAGTCGGTTTATCAACCCACGGCTTCGGCTGTATATCGGAAGGAGAATGTGTTGTCGGACACGGAGAAAGACACCTCACAATCGAAGCAGTCTACTAAGAAGTCATGGGAGCGTCGCGGCAAGAAGATTATGCTTAACATGGATGCAGATCCTCGCAATCGGGACTGGATAAGAAACCAAACAGACGACTCTTACGAAGCGTTAGGTTTACCAAAAAATGGCTAAACGTAGCAAGAAGCCACCAGACTTCATCGAAGAAGTCGAAGCGTATATCAAACAGGCCAAACGGTACACAGACAAGATCGAGAAAGCCAGGAAAGCCAAACCCCGCTTTCCAGAGACACTCAAAGAAATCGGTTCGCGATACCCCAAATCGCAGTAGTTGCACTGCTAGCAGAAGAAGCCTAGTAATCTATTTACTAATGGGACAGGTGCTTACCTAGACCCTGCACAGGCAACTATCCAAACTTTTACTCACAGAGGTGAGCATATGTCACAGGACACTTCCCGTTTGGGCGAACTGCAGACCGCACTTCGTACCAAGATGGACTCTAACCAGACTATTGCTGACTCCTTCAAGGTGGAAGACGATGTTCTAATTGTCGATCAGGAGCGCAAGAGCGCTTTCGACAAGAACATGGTCGACATCAAGGAGTTGCAGAGTCTTATCAAGGGCATTCAGGACCTTGATGAAATCAATGAGTGGGGCGCAACCCCCGCTCCGCCCGAGGTCGAAGTCGAATCGGTTTCTGGTGCTGCTGCTGCAGGCGCTGCTTTTGCAAGTGCCCAGCCTCAGTTCAAGACTCTCGGTGAAGCCTTCTGCGATTCGGAGGAGTTCAAGTCCCTCCAGAATGGTCGCAACGGCGCCAACATGCCGAACGCTTGGGTTTATGAGGGTTCGCTGACCACGAAGAGTGCCTACAACGTCAAGGATGTCTACTCGGGTCTCCCGACCGGCACCCCTGGCGCATTCGGCACCATTCAGCGTGATCCGATCGTCATTCCGCCACAGCGGACGAAGCGAGTTCGGGAACTTTTCCCGACACGGACCACCAACGCGGCCATCGTGGAGTACTTCCGCATGACCGGGTTCACCAACGCTGCTGCAGCAGTCGGGGAGCGCTCAGGTTCGCCTGAGGTCTTCACGGCCAAGCCACAGTCGGCATTCACGTTCGTTGGCGAGCAGGCTCCCGTGCGGACCCTCGCTCACTGGGAGGCTGCTCACCGCAACGTCCTGGCCGACGAGCCGCAGTTGAGGTCAATCATCGACAACGAGTTGATGTACGGCCTGAGGCTGCAGGAAGACGCTCAGATCCTTAACGGTTCTGGCTCAGGTGAAAACCTGACAGGCGTTCTCCAGACCACAGGTATCCAGACCTACGCATGGTCGGCCGGTGCAACACTTCCGGTCAAGGACACCAAGGCTGACGCCATTCGGCGCGCTGCTACCTTGTCGTTCCTCGCATACTACGAGCCCACGGGCGTCGTGATGCATCCGAACGACTGGGAAGACATTGAGTTGACCAAGGATTCGAACGGCCAGTACTTGGTCGCCATTTCCGTGGCACTCGGTGGCGAGGCTCGCGTGTGGCGGATCCCGATCGTTGAGACTCCGGCTATTGCTGAGGGCACCGCTTTGGTGGGCGCTTTCGGTACTGGCGCGCAGTTGTACGACCGCGAGCAGGCCAACATCCGCGTTTCGGAGCAGCACAGTGACTTCTTCGTGCGCAACGCAATCGTGATCCTGGCCGAGCAGCGTCTCGCGCTGGCAGTGAAGCGCCCTGAGGCCTTCACCAAGATCACCTTCGATGCGGCTCCTTCCTAGGCCGTAACGGATAACGGGGGCGACTAACGCCTCCAACTGACTAGAGGCCTCCGGCCCCCGCCACCAGGGTGGGCAAGCCGGGGGCCTTTAGTTTGTCCAAAATAACTTTGAAAGCAGTAACGCGCAATGCCATATTCAGGACCGGATGATGAGTTCTACTGGCGCGAAGAGGCGTTTGGGGAACACCCCATTCTCAGCCCCTGGGGTGATCCCCATCATCCTTCAGAAACAGTAGTTATTCAGATTGACCCCAATAGCGACTAATATGTAGTTGTGCCTAAGAACTCATCCGACAGCGAAATCTGGGAAGAGTGGGAACGTCTGGCCACCGGATTCAAAGGCTCAGTCGAAGAACTCGAGGAGTTAATGGACGAAGAACTCACCGACAAAAGGCCATGGCGTCACAAGCAACCCAAGAGTAAGGATAGTGATGTCAGATTCCGACCACACGAAGATTAAACGCTTTTGCTACAACGCAAAGGTGGTTAGGGTTGTAGATGGAGACACTATCGACTTGATGGTTGATCTGGGGTTTTCTATTCATCACAAGGTTCGCGTGCGTCTCTATGGGATCAACACGCCAGAAAGCCGGACCAGAGATCTCGAAGAGAAGGCTCTGGGCCTTAAGGCAAAAGACTATGTAGTGGATTGGTTGGACGGACATCCGACAATCGTGCTCCAAACCAGCAAAGACAAGGCCGGCAAGTATGGGCGCATTCTCGCCACCATTTGGTCAGACGGCGAGATGACTGCCTGCCTCAACAAAGATCTCCTCGACAGTGGAAATGCCGTGGAGTATTTCGGCGGGAAACGTTAGGAGCGTACAGTGAGCGTTTTGGTTCATGAGACATTCAAGGACGGCTGGCAGGATTCCTGGAAAGGGGACATCAAAAACGCCTATGTGAGTGGCGACGCCCTGCGACTGATGTTCCGAGAGGGCAATCATTACGGCTGTGCTCTGTACAAGGAGGTGCCACCATCTCGCCATGTGAAGGTTTCCTACATGGTGCGGGCGTTGAGCAATTGGAATTCTCACAGCACTGGCAAAACGCTCGGGTTTTGTGATCTGCGATACAAGGACGAGAGGGGCCGGTCCTACGGGCACGGTAACCGGCAACCCAATCCTGATGGATTCTCATTCCGCACATGGTTCGGCAAAACCAAAGACGGATTCATGCCCATCGGCATGTACTTCTATCATCTGGGCCAGGTCCCACGGTGGGGTGATTCTGTCAAGGTCGGACAACTCAAGATTGGCGGCAATGCCGTTCTCTTTGAGTGCGAAGCCGACTTCGATGAGGGTTTCATCCGTGCTCGGGTGGATGGCGGCGACTGGGTTCGCCACAACCTTGTTGTTACTGACAAGACCGCTGTCACATGGGCCTGGTTGGATGCCTACTACGGAGGGCCAGCCGTGGCCCCCGAGAACATGGCGTGGGACATCTCCGACTACAAGTTGGAAAACCTCGGCGTCGACATCGCTGATCCGGGTATCGACTGGGATGCGATCGCCAGGATGATCGCCGAGAAGGAAGAGGCCGCCAAGGAAACCGCAGAGTCTGAAGCAGTCGAGCCACTCGATCCTACGCCAGAGGAAGCGAACCCGAAGGTCTTCGTGGATGCCGGATACGTTATAGGCATAGCCCAGCAACTCAGGGAATTGGCAGATCAGATCGAATCTCTTTAGCCCTACCGAACAGGGCATGCACCAGTGTTGCAATCATCAAAGACAACAGAATCAGAGCCCACAGCCACCAACGGAACTGACAGATCGACACTCGCAACTGACTTCTCATACTCTTTTTCTGTAATTTCTTCGTATGGAGGCAGAGGGAAATTATGATCGGTGTGTAACAAGAATGACACACTCTTGATCGAATTCTTGTAGTTCTTCTGCAGCCACTCCTGGATTTCCGACAGTTCATCCATCTGGTAATAAACCGTCACCGACACAGCGTTGTCCGCCCACTCGGTTTGCATGCGCTTGATCCACTCCAGTTGATCTATCGCCGACATCTCGCTGGCCAAAACAGCGTTTTCTGGAGACTGGCAAGGGAATTCGACAACCTGACTGGTGCGATCCTTCTGCCCATCTAAACCAACATCCCACTGGACCTTGTAGCCACGGTTACGACACGCCTCCACCAGCGGATCCGTTGAACGGAACCTGACCCGACGGATGTAGTAGCGGGCGTATGCCGGGTGTACGCCTGGTGTAACCCCTGGCAGTAGAGACAGCGTCCCTGAGGGTTGAACTGTGGTCAGGCGAACCGACTTGGGCAAGTTGTGCTGCTCCGAGTAATCCTCGTCTAGCCCGGACAGGTATTCATAAGCCAGTGGCAGCCAGGACAACTGTTTGTCAGACGCCTGCAACACTCCCGTTACAGACTGGCCCAGCCTTGAGTTCTTGGCAACGATCTTGGTTGTTTTCTCGTAAGGATACTCAAGCCGTGTGACCTGCTTCTGTGCCAGATAAAGCAAGCGGGAAATCTCCCGCATCTGCTTCAGCGACTCAATATTTGGGAGAAAAATCGTCGCCAGATTGCAACTCTCCCCATCCCCGAGCGCAATCTCGGCGCAGGGGTTAAACCCTTCAATGCTGTTATCTGTCTTTGCCTCTCCGAGCCTTCCAACCCTGCGAGCCAACTTACGATTAACCAATCCATACGGTTCTCCATTGCCGTTATACCCCTTCCACAACTCCGGCAGGATCTCGTCGTAGGTGTCGGCATAAACGCTGTTGTTGCTGTTTGATCGCCAGGCGGGGACAGTTCCCGTCGCCCAGTTCTTGGCTCGGAGGAACAGAACGTCATCAGGGTCACCGATGGCGATCTCAGCGGAGCGTCGTGCCGAACCGGACACCACCACCCGTCCAATTATGTTACATATATCTAGAACATCTACGGATCGTAACTTTTTGCCCTCTCGACCCTGCACAACTGAGCAAATGTCAGCAATTCCATCAATCAGAGCACCAGGTCCCGAGGCGGTACCACCAAACGTCTTGAGTTCAGCCCCCGACTCCCGAATCAAGATCGTTGAGTAGGTGAAGGACTTGCCCGTGTCGAAGAATGACTTGAGGGTGGAGTGGAGTAGGCGACTCCATCCCTGGCGCGAGTCGGGCACGATGATATCGGCATCGTTGGTGCGCTCATGCGTGATGGCAACGCCAAGTTTCACCTTAGGGAGTTCGTGGATCTTGGCCCGCTCTACGGAAAAGCCCACGCCTCCACCGAGCATCAGCATGTCGAAGATGAACTCGAAGTCCTCGACCGTCTCGACATTGACGAAGTAGCAATTGTTGAGGCTCGCGCCGCCCATGTTCTGAACGAGGGGTGTACCCAACTGCCACAGCCCACGGCCAGCAAACGAGCAGCGAAGGTGGAACATGTGGTCGAAGAGGCGTTCAATCTCGGCCTGCGTGTACGGAACGCCGATCTCAATGGCGCCGTTGATTACCCGCTGGATCGTCTCCGGCCACAGTTCGGTACGGTCGTCCCCGTTCTTGCGACTGTAGGTCCTGAGGAAGACGATCTCGCCCAACCCTCCAAACCCCCAGGGCACCGCTTGTGTCTTATAGGTGTCGACGAAGGAGTCTGCGATGTGGGGCATTGACCTGCGATTTTCGATTCGGTAGGTGAGTAGGGCGGGGATGAACAACCCCTACCGATTGTAGACCACAGGGAAATACTGAAACTGTCAAACCAAGCCGAGTTTTTTGGCTTCCTCAAAGGGGATTGACGACCCGGCCTTATGCCTGAGAATTTTGGTCATACGGCCTGGGGTGATCTGCCTGTCCTCCCAAACGTCCTCTTCCAGATAGATCATCTGGACCTGCCTCATCCTGTCGGGAGTGTCGTGCCAGCCGACAAGAGAGTCGGGAGATTCCAGGGTGCCGGGACAGTCGCCGGTCGGATGACCGCAGATTGGACACGGTTCGCGGGTGGCATGAACGATGTAGCCGTCGGGAAAACCTACTCCCGTCAGAGAGGAGCGCGCCTGAAACCCGCCGTCAGGTGTAGGAGTAATGTTCACCTAACGATTGTAGTTCACTTTGCCTCGGTTATACCTCGCCACCCGTATAAGGCTCTGAATGCTTCCCCTCTTTACCAATACCCATCCATGCCGGATGTCCGGTTCCACCGTTCAAATAGTTAAGTCTGGCTGCTGCTTCTTCCGGAGTTGCCCATACGCTCTCACTGTAGAACTGGTTGTAAGGCGTTCCGTCATGGCTGTATTTAGTTAAATGATAGCCGACCTCGTAACCGTTCCCGAGTTTAATGTAAACGTACATTTTCCCACCTTCTCATTCGCACTCGGTTACACCAGTGACAAAAGGGCCTGCTGAACGCTTTGCTTGTTCTTTGAAACCCACGAAGTGTAATTCATCGATGACGCCGCCTTGGCATCAGCCTCGCCCTCTCGAACATGGTCGAAGTATTCAGCGAAAGCGTTGTAGGTAGACCATCCGTTGTACCCGTAGCCGGCAGCATTCTTGGCGGAGGTGTACAAGCCACGCATGGTCATCTGAACTTCGTCGCGATGGTCGCGTTGCCGATCGGTGAAGGAACTCGAATCCGGGAACACCGTATTGAACACGGTGTCGAATCGTCGGGAGCCAGCCGGAACGGAAATTCCCAACAACTTCTCGGCCATCTGCTGGAAGCCTCGAGCCCACTCCACTGAAATGTTGAGTATGTCTCGTGCGGCTTCTACGGCCTTGTCGGCATTCCGGGTGTGCTTGGCTCGGAAGATGCTCTTGGCCTGCCGCATGCCAAAGACGACCGTGTTCTTGCAGACCGCCCGAATGGGGGTATTGGCGAATGTGATCGGAGTACGTCCATCGTGACCGTTCTGAACGAGCAGATAGCGATCGATCTTGTCGTTGATTCCATTGGGATCGATCACTAGCGAACCCAGGTCGAGACAGGCAAAGAACTCCCGACCACCACGGAGAACCCCTACGGTGTCGACAACTGCGTCGCCCTTGGAAGCCCCCACGATGTCCAAGGCCCGCAGTAGGCAGTCCTTGTTCTGTTCGACAACGAAGCGGGTGCCTACCGTGGCAAGCCCATCGAATGATCCGTCCGGATTCACCCGGATTGTGGCCCGACTGTTGCTGATAACGACTGGCTCGCCATCCAAATTGTAGAGAATCTGACCGTCGCCGTCGACTGCGGCTACGTCGGCAAGCACCACATCGAAGTCGGCCTGCGCAGCAGTAAGCATCGCTTCGGCAGTCTGGAGTCCACGCATGGGAGTTCCTAGCCGATGCCATGGAATCTCACGATCAGCATAAGCCATGCGGACTACACCATTATCGTTGACTTCGAGTTCGTGACTCATTTGTTATCCAGCCCCCTGTTCGGCCAATAATGCTTCTTTTGTCGTCGTTCCTGCGGCGGGGATCTCGATAGATTTGAAAGTTCTGACGTTCTCGGGTACACCCGTAGCCTCGTCCTGCGCAGTCCATACGGACTCCACGCTCGCAGTCCAACCCGGCAGGTGTTCCGTGAAGGCTGCACCAAGATTGTCGATTGCCTCGACTGCCGCTTCCTCGGAATCTGAGTCAAAAATCACGCTTAGTTCAAATGTCGTCATAACTATATTCTAGATGAAACAAACCAGGTTGTCAACCCGAGTTCCAAACGGTGTCCAGCCCCCCGATCAGGCCTCCGTCCCGGAGGAAGTCGACAGCATACGACAGCCGGAAGTGATACTTCCCTAGCGTGCCCTGCGGGTAGCGCTCTTCCAGCAGTCTGACCGTCTGCTCAAAAGGCCAGCCCTCATATTGGGCAGTAAAGAGGTCATACCCCACCGGGAGAGGATTGGGTGGCGCTTGTAAGGTGGGCAGGGTCGTAGTGGTCACAGGCGCGAAGGTCGTGGTTGTCGGGGTTATGATGGCCTGCGTTGTAGTGGTCACAGGCGGAACCGGGCTGGGTGTCGCTTCAACTATGGCCTGTGTCGTAGTTGGCGGGGTCGGACCCGAGGTGGTTTCCGCCCCTTGATTGGACCCCGCCGGAACTGTAGTAGTAGTGGTTGTCGGAAGGTTCGAGACCCACACGCCGGCGTCGTTGATCTCCATAACCGGAATCGAGTATCCGTAGTTGCCCATGCAGAGCGACTGCCAGACGGTGAAAGTCGGGGTCATCGGATTCGCTACGGCCCAGTAGGGATCGTCAACCCGGCGAATGGTCATGTTGGCGTCCAGAATCCACTCGGGGACTAGACCCGCACTGAAGTTCAGCGCTTCGATCTCCGGGTAGTCCCCGTTGAGCCAGTCGTCAAGGGACAGGATCTGACCGTCGGTCAAGCCACGCGCCCACTGATCCCAAGCAGGGATAGTCCCATCCTCTTGGACGTTGGTGCCCTTGCCGGTGGTGTGTTCGGCTTCCCAATAACGAAACACCACGCCGGAGGGGATCGTCCCGTCGGCTTCCATCGTGGTGATGTGGGCTGCCCACTCGTCGTAGGTCATATGGATGAATCCGTACTCGGTGGAGCAAGGCGAGTAGATCACGTCATGCGTGGCACTGGCCGGAACGGCAGCCAACACAGCGCCAAAGATGGCTGCGGCAAACAATGCTTTCATCATGATTCAGACCTCTTCATATAGAAAGTCTAGGGCGACAACCATCTGGGAGTCGCTATTGGCATGGCCCTAGAGAAAGACCCGGCGGTAGTGAAATGGGTATCGAACCACACCTGGCCGGGTAGGAAAAGCCTGACGATGCACGTTATGGGAGTCGTTGCTGGGGTGGTCAGGTGAGAAAGGCCCGGCGCGACGAGGGTGGGTATCGAGTCATCGGTGGCCGGGTAAGAAACAAGGGGGCGACACTCGGATGGGTATCGGAGAGTCACTAGCCCCCTAGGAAGCCTCTCGTTCTCGAACGAAGCCAATTTGACGAATATCCTCCTTGACGCAAGACAGGATTCGCCACACCGGATCACCGACAATCTCAGCGGCGCGCCGCGCCTCGTCGGTAGGTTCCGGCAAGGCGAGAATCACCTCAATGATCTGATCAATGTCGGCTTGGTGCGCCTCGGAGAGTTCGCTGTAGCGACTCATCAGGCAGCCTCTGCTATCGCCGCCACTCCCAAATCGGAGCGAGCAGCCACCCACAAATCCCTCAACATCGTCTTCATGACCTTGCGAACGGCCATGTTGTGACGGTGGATCGGGCGACAGGGCTGACCCTTGCACTTCTCGCAAGGCTGCCCCTCGCGAAGATCGTAATGGGCTCGCGCATCGTCGTAGGTGTTCTTGTACGGGGAGCGAGGCTTCACAACGCCGTTCTTGTCAGGTCCGCCGGCCAACTTGAGGCACGGCTGGGCCAGATTCCAAATCAGGGATTTGGTGAACTTTGAGCCGGCAGCCAAAGCCTCTTGCTGCGACTCGCCCTTGTAATGCTTGCGAGACGCATCGCCCAGGCCACAGTACGACCAGAGTTGCGAAACCATGCGCTCGAAAAACAACTCGCCGTCAGGCTGGACGGTCGCGACGAGGAACTTTTTGTCCTCTTTCCCGCCTTCCGTGTAGTCGGGGTTTTCCTCCCAATGCATTGGAAAGGCGATCACGGGATGACCGATCTCGCCAAGAACGCGAGCAACGGTCGGCGGGCCAACGCCGGAAATGGCAAGCCACTCCGTCATGGCTGGCCCGGAGCAGACACCCAACATGGCGTCGGTAGTCATGCGCTCTGCTGCTTTTTCGGAAGCGCAAAGCAGGCCGTAAACCGACATGGATTTCAGGGACTTGCGGATGCGCTTGCGCTCATCGTCGTCCGTGAAATCTGCGTCGATGAGAGAAACGACCTCCGTATCGGTCACGGTATAGTCGGCCCCTATAAGCGCATCCAAATAGATTGGATGGGTCTTGCCCAAGGGCTCTTCGAGGTCGAGGCACACGTCCGCATAGATGCGGTTTTCGTGTCGAATCCGAGTGTCCTTGAGGTCCGTGAGGTTTCGGGCGTAAAGCCGGAGATCGCGGAAATCTGCTTGCAGTTGCTCATACATATTTATGACCCTTTCGGGATAGGTATCGGTTATATACGGGTATTTCTTCTTGGGCCGAAGCCCGAGATCTAGGCTACTTGTCGGTGATCGTCACCTTTAGTGCAGCCTCTTCAAAGGTGTCGCTGTGGAGTTCATCCAGTACCGCCAAGGGCTCCGAGTAGGAGCGGCGGAGCGTGAGATGGCCGTCGATGGCTCGATCGATCTCGTCGATCTTGTTCAGGAAGTCTGCTCGGGTCATGTGCTTGAAGAACACGAGGCGACCGTTGATGTGGTGGCGTTGATCCATCACGATGGGATTGAAGAAGTGGGCGTATGGACCCTTGATGGTCGTGCCGTCATCGATGCGGACGACCTTCTTGTCCTTCTCGTCAGCCGCCTTCTGCTCCAGCACCGCGTTCTTGCTACGGCCTCCAGAGTTTCGAGCATTCCATCGGAACATGGGAGACAGCCACGCGATCAACACGTCAACGCCAACATTGTCGGTGATGAGCGCTCGAAACTCTGCGACAAGCGCATCGTAGATGTCTTCCCGATCGGCACCTTCGCGCATCAGGCGATTGGCGACGGAAGAAGCGGAGGAAACTTCTGAAGCGATGAGAACTTCTGAAGCGGTGAGGGATTCGGTAATCATGCGACGGTCAACCTTCTGATAGATGTGCTGGACGAATCACACTACAGGCGGCTTCGCCGACTGTCAACCTTTTTATTCGTCCCTCGGGTTCCCTCCGGCTGGAACTGCCGCGTGACCAGGGGTTATAGGACTGTAAAAAGTTTGTCAGTAGTTGCCCTTGCGGCCCCCGATCATCTCAAGTACGCTGGAGACATGCCTTCCAAGAACGACGCACGCCTAGCCATTCTCCAGCACATCACTGCGTGGTATATGGAGTTTACAGATACCTTCGAACTGGAGGACTCCGACGTGGACGCCCTCATCGAAGAGGCCGGCGAACAAGCCGCGCTGATGATGGACTCAATGACCATGGAAGTCCAAGAAGTCCACAACGACACCATTACCGTCTCCCTGCAACTGCTCGACATCGTCCCGTTCCTGGAAGAAAAATTGTCCGAGACCTATGTCGAGGACGTAGAACTGTAAACTGTTGTATGACCGTCAACCTGCGATTCCGTGTACTCGCTGGCGTCCTCCTGTCCATTCTGTGGATCGGAGCCAATCTCGCCTGCGCCGGCTCTACCGGGAGAGCAGAAAACGCGTCCACCTTCTCCGAAGCCTTTCGAGTTATGCCCGCCACGATCCCCAAACCCGCCCCGCTCGAAGTTCTGTCCCCGCCGGTTACAACTTTCCCCTCCGCGAAACCGGCGGGGGCAACCACTATTCCAGCCATAGCGCCCACGATACCCACCAGGATTCCGCCGGATATAAACCGCATACAAACGACCGGTACGGTGTCCCCACCGAAATACGCCAACTCCATGACCGGCCAGCAGTACCGGTATTTTGAACGAAGTCTGGAAGTAACTGCCCTTCAAATGGAACTTGGAATGCGATCCGTTGACGGCGTCTACGGACCACAGACACGCAAGGCCCACATCGATGCAATCGGTGGTCCGACTGCTGCCATCTACCGCTTCTACCCGGAAATCGGACAAACACCGACCCCCTGTTCTCCCGCCCAGGAGCCAGAAAAAACCTGCCTGCCGGGTGACGGGCATTACGAACTCCCGACGCTCGAACAACTCATCCACCAATACTTCAAGCCGAAACATCACGAACTAGCCCACAAAATCGCATTCTGTGAGTCCAGCGCAAAACCACACGACACCGGATCGGCCGAAGTGTCCAGCGCCCTAGCCATCGGCTGGTTTCAACACTTGGCAAAGTATTGGGTCCAACGATCCGAACAGGCGGGCTGGAAAGACTACGACCCCTTCAATGGACGGGCCAATGTCGCTGTCGCCGCGTGGTTGTTCTACGACAGCGGCATCCACCATTGGAATCCTTCGCGGTCGTGCTGGGGCGCTGCCAACCAGCCGCCACCCACGACATCATCCATGCCGCCCGCAGAGGCGTAGCAAAGAGAAAACCCCCCGTGAGGGGGGCCTTCTCAAGACACTGCAACTCCAAGGAGTTGACTGGTTCGCCGTACCTACAAGAGTACTAGAACGGATCCTTCTCGAGTGCAGGCTCCGACTGCTTGGCGCGAGGCGACGCTGCGGCTGTCTGCCCTTCGCCCCCCTGCCCCCGCCGCTTGCGAGTTAAATCCTCGATGCTCCGAGTGAGAACGCCGACGTGGTCAGCAATCAACTCGATCTTGGAACGCTTGGTCCCATCGTCTGCTTCCCATGAGCGCTGTTCGAGACGGCCCTGAACGATGACGCCCACGCCCTTCTCCAACACGCTCGCAGAGTCCTCGGCAAGGTAGCGCCAGCACGTCACGTCGAAGAAAGAGGTCTTCTCTTGCTTCTCGTCATTCTTGTCACGGTAGTAGTGGTTCGATGCGACGCCGAACTTCAGCAGCGCTGCCCCACCATCGGTGTACGTCAACTTGGGATCTGCGGTCAGATTCCCAATGATTATTGCGGGTGAAAAAGCAACCATGTACTCATCTCTCTTCTGTTGTGGGGGCACGCCCCCGTCGAAGTCACCAAGGTAGCACGAGCCGGCGTCCCCGTCGGGCATAATGTAGGGAGACCCCCTGGAGACCCCATGTCAGAACTCGACGATTCCATCGACGAACCCACGGATCTTGAGGATCCCGAACCCACTCGGGAAGACCTCGTCAACTTCATCTCAGAGTTCATGACCACGTCCATGAACGTCAACCAGGTCTACCGGTCCAACCTCGTGGAAACGATCGTCGGCCGGGTAACGCACGAGTTCGGCGAGGAGGGCTTGTGCGACCTCATGCTCAAGATCGACGAATCCGCAAATTGGATTAGCGACATCGTGCTTGACGGGCCGGACCTAGACGAAATGATGTTCAAACGTCACGGTTCGTTCGACGCCGACCTGGTGACCAAGGCCCGGGCGACCGAAGGGCTCATCGAATTGAACAGGAAAATTTGGCGACTCCGCAAGAAATACTCCCGGATCATCGTGGACGAGATCTTCACCAATGAAAACGAGACACCAGCACCCCAGCCGGCAGAATCAGATCCTGACGGAATCTATTGAAAATCGCCGGAATGAAAAGCCGGTTCTGGGAGAAGATGGTGTACTACTCCCCTCCCTTTAGTGGCAGCGAGGTTGAGGCCAGGCGCAACGTCGCCAGTCACACCTGGCGAACCGTTCACCTCCATCAGCGGTATTCGGAAGCATCCGAGAACTGGGACCCGGTCGACGAATGTCACGAGTGTGGCGTTCTGAGCAAATCAGAACGGTCCCGCTATGCCTGCGGAGAAGCACCGCCGGCAGAAAAGTTCACTGAATAGACGCCGGCGGCTCGAACTCCTGAACGCTGATCCCGTTAGAGAACAGGTGCCCAACGACCTGCTCCTGTTCCTCCTCATCCATGCGCTCGCAATTTTCCCGCAAACCCGACATCACCATGTTGAGAATGGGAGCGTCTTTAAACACCGTGCCGATCCCCTGGGAAAAAGCAGCCTGATCACCCCACACCACATGCTTCCCCAACAGAGTGTTGTACGGCGTGGACATCAGCATGACTTCAGGCTCGCCGTAACGATTCGTTGAAACATGACTCGACGTGATGCATTCAGAAACCTTTGCGTCATTCGCCACGAACGCTTCCGTCAACTCCTTGCCCTTGAGTTCCCAGGGCGCTTTCGACATGAACCCCTCGGCAATAAACGTGATTGAATCAACCCAATAAACTGATCTCAGCACATCACATACCATCCCCACTTTGGGAATTCGCTTAACCACCGGCTGCTTCATGTCGGAACGACCAAAGACCATCAGCACCGACAGTTGGTCGCCTCTCCACCCCATGAACATGAAAGGAAGATCCTCGCCAATCCCGAATTCCTCAACGGCGTTCTGTTTCGCCAGTTGAGTGCTGGTTATGGCTAACGCCAATTTTGCATACACATCGGGGTAAGAGTCCTCCACGGATTCCCAGATTAGTGCAAGTAACCCTCAGCGGAGAGCAGCCCGACTAACATAGAGACATGGCACAAAAAAAACCAGCCGCAAAAAAGGCGGCCACAAAAAAGCCTTCCGCCAAGCGCGCCCGAAATAAAGACGGAACGTACAAAGGCGACGACAAGTCAACCCCAGACGTAAACGAAGCCTACGAGTCTCCGAAGCCGGGCACGAAAGCGACCACCAAGCCTCGCAACCCTGCAGCCAAGCAGCGAGAAGCCAGCAAAAAGCCTGCAGCCAAAAAGGCGGTAGCGAAAAAGCCGGCAGCCAAAAAGCACACCTACGCTCCGAAGGTGAAAAAACCAGCCGGCCCGGTCAAAGAAATGCTAGACGCCACACAACCCGCAACGTTTTCTGGCAAGCCAACAGTTGAGCCATACAAGCCAACGGTTGAAGAGATGTGGCGGTCAACCCCCACAGCAACCAAGAAGTCACGAGTGAAAAAAATGTGGAGTTGGCTCGTCGGAGAATAATGGGTCGCGAAAGCCTTAAAGACATCATCGCCCGAGCAGCACAAATACTCGGCGTCGAAGCCAACACGCTCACCGAAACCGAAGCACGCGAAGCCCTACGCGACAACGTCATGCGCACCGAAAACAGGCGCATGCACAAAGCCCGGAACGACATAACAAAAAAACGGACTTCTTAACCTATACTAGACGCAACCCTCCAGTTTAAATAAACGGGCACCCCTCCAGCCGTCAAGGAAAAACCCATGGCCACCACTGCCTCCCTACTAGAAACATACCTCGTCGACCTCACCCACGCCACCGAAGAAGAAGGCGACGACCACACCACCCAAACCACCACCATCATCGCCACCTGCATAGAAATCCTCCTCATCTCCGACGACTACGTCGAATACGCATTCCCAATCGACGGCGACGAACTCACCAAAATGACCGGCACCCGCTCCCAAAAACTCCTTCAACGAAAACTCCGAATCCACACGCTCCTATGGCTAGGCATCTGCATCATCACCGCCATATGGGCACTCACCATAGGACTCTCACTATGAACGCAACCACCACAAACCCACCACAAAGCAACCAAAAAACATGACAATAATCCCACTCAAAAACCTCTTCTTCGGCGCCATCTTCGCCATCAGCGCCACCATCACCGGCGGACAAATAGGCGAATGGTGGGCCATAGCCCTCCTACTCCCAGCCGGAGCCATCCTCGGATGGAAAATAGGAGACCACATATGAGATTAAACAAACCAGAAAACGGTGAAACGAATTCACCACTCATGCGCCGCCAGGGCAGCAGGGTCGTGCCCGAAAGCCCCGGAAGCGAGATTCCAGCCCGAACCACAACCCCCCCCTCCAATTCTTCTCCTCCCCACGCTCCCCATGCCGCCTCCTTCGAAGCCAACATCGAAGCCATCGTTCAAGCCATCGCTCAAGCCAACGCCACTAGGCCTGCCCCTCTCACATCCCCTCAGCCCAACACACAGCCATCCTCAGGCCCTTCACACACAAACACCACTCACACACCCACACATACACACATGAAGCGCCTGACCTATCTGTGGAAGTATGGCGTTGCCTTTGTTCGTGGCGACAATCCTCCCATTCGTCCTGCCCATCTGAACATGCCGTCGCTTCCCTTCAAGGCGTGCCGTTGGTTGTGGCGCAAGGTCGGCCTGATGGGTCTATGCGTATGCGTATGCGTGATGGGTATGAGTGCGCTGTTGGGTGTCAGCGTTGCGCTCGCTGACAACTACTCGTGTGTTGGTGGTGAGCACACAGTGTGGGCTACCGGCGACTCGGTGTGGGGCGTGGTGAGCAGGCAGTGCAGTGGTGACAGGCAGCACGCCTACGATGACGTGGTCACATTGAACTCACACGTCGAGGCGTGGGCGTTGGTGCAAGGCGAGGTCATAGTCCTACCCCACAGTGGGGGATAGGGGTAGGGGGTAGGGACCTAGAGGTCCATGTCCTCCACGGGTAACCACTTACCTAGAGGGCAGGCCATTGAGGGGATCCGTACCTTGATCGGCATGATGCACTTGCACACCCGGCACTGCTTGGCCCACCGCCTGAACTCCTCGCACTCAAGGCAGATGGCGTACCTCTCGGCTGGCCTCACCCGTCGTACCTCACTAGCCTGACCCACTGCTTGATCGCAGGCCCCAGCACAGGGTCACCCTCAGCGTTGACGACGTACTGCTTGAGTGCCACCACCAGGTCAGTGGTCAACTGGTACCGCTCGTCGTACTCGGCCTTCATGTCCTTGACCTCTGCCTGCAAGAGCATGATGGTTTCGGCGGCGTCACGGGTGGCATGGTGTACCTCCTGTGCACCCTGCTCCTGTGCCGTGTGCGCTAGGTGGTATAGGCGTGAGAGTGTGTCCTCGACAACATCATCTTCGAGCATCGCTCTCTCCTAGTACTCTCCCCCTACTGGTGTGAGGTGTATAGGAGAGACTAGTCGAGTGGTCTCGCTGTCATAGGAGGAGGGCTCGCCCTTGTCCCACGCCTCATCCATGTCGATCCACCCCAGCACATCCACCTCCCTGAACTCAGGGGGTATGGCACAGGCAACGAACAACACTAGCCCCATGCCCACCTGGTGCTTGCGTACAGCAGCGCTCTTGGATGTACGCACCCGACGCACCTCGATGTTGCGCCCCACGTCAGGCATGTCCCTGAACTTGTGATGCTCAGTCGCATGCCATATGTGCGCATGCCAGTAGCGGTTGGTGACCTTGGCCACAGCCAGTTCACATACGGCTGCTGCTACCTGAGCGGTGCGGTCATCCTCCATCCGCCCGGCGTCATACCACGAGGCGTCTTGCTTACCCCAGTTGGCCGTGTATCGGCGTGCCCCTACTAGGGAGGCATGCTCGTACTCCCATGTCTCAAGGCTGACTAGCAACCCCTGCCCCTTTCTGGTGTCTAGCAACCCCTGCCCCTATCCGCTCAGACGCACGTCGCACTTGGTGCAGAACTCAGCCCACGGGTAGGACTGTCGATACTCCATGGGGTGTGAGCAGTCGAGGATGTCAGTGACCTTGAGATTCATGGTGTCTCTGATGAGGGCAGACAGGGATACGTCGGCCCTCTCGGCAGCACGCTTCCACCGTTCCCTGTCGCTCTCGGTGGTCCGTATGAGGATCTGCTTGTCAGCAGGCCCATCGTCGTCACTCACCCTGGTGGACACCGTGAGGTCCATGTCCTCAGCCAGGTCGTGCATGGCAGCCTCGATGTTGTCCTGCCCGGGGGCAAACGTCGCCTCCCCCCCTACTGCCTCAACAGCCTCATCGATTGCAGGCCCCACGGGTATACCAGGTACCTCATCTGGCTCGTTCCAGTTAGCGGCATCAGGATGCAGTTTGTTCGCCGGCGATCGCACGGGTGGTGCTGTCGCGAACGGCATAGGGGGTAGGGGTACCGAAAAGGAAACCTCTATCGAATCGTCGCCCGTCACCGTCGGATCACCACCCGGGATACTCATGGGTTCAGTCGCCATCATCTACCTCATCTTCCACTATCTCCGCATCAACGATCTCTGTTGTTCTCAGCAGGTCCTGAGATGCCATTTTTCCCAATGCGCCTTCAATCTCTGTCGGTGAGACGACGCCCGATTTCACCATGAGGGCCAGCAGTTGCTTGGCCTCCTGCTCGGGTGAATGAGCGGTGGCGCTAGGGAGAGCCTGCGCCCCTGCCATAGCGAGCCGGATCGAGTCGGTGGCGGCGTCAAGCCCAACCGACACATTCACCTGTTTCTGCTGGACTTCCATACCGAGCAGTCTAGACCGACGATCCATTACGGAGAGAACCTGCTGGATTGCCTTCATATCCGGCTCCACGGAGACCTCCGTACCGTCATCCAGCGTGAGACGCCGATGTTGGGTCATCGGCCAAATCGCCGCCTGCAAAGCGTCTAAACGCTCCAACTCCATACGAAGCACCTCCGGGTACGCCAAAAGTGCCTCAGAATTCAACTTTTCGAGTTGGCGGTTCACGGATCGGCCCACGACAGCAACACTGACACCGAATCTACGGGCGATCTCCTGACTGGCTATGCCGGCCTGCTTCATCTTGAAGATGCGAACATCACGTTCGGCTAAAAACTCACGGGTGAGTGTGGCCTTAGTTGCTTCTGCCATTAGTGCGTCATCCAGTCAATCACTTCGAATGGAAACTTAATTCCACGTTTCATGGTAGCCGGCCAATGTCTTTCGTCACGGGCACCTCTGAAATGGGCTATGCGATATACATATTCTCCCACATGGGTCGGATCGGGCGTCATCGAGATTCCGAACTCGGGCCATCG